GGAGTAATAGGAAAGAATTAAAATGGAATGGAACCGATCTTTCTGTCTTGGGCTACAATGTTTGGCATAGCAATAACGATGGATCTGGTTCTGGACTAGATGCGGATAAACTTGATGGGCTACATGCATCCTCTTTTAATCAAGTAATTGGCACAGACTCTGACATAAACACATCTGGATCTACTGTTATTGACCAGTTGAATATGACAGACGGTGTGATTCAATCACACTCTACACGTACGTTGACACTCGCAGATCTTGGATACACTGGAGCTACTAATGCTAACAACTACTCTCTTCCACTCGCTTCTTCTTCTACTAGAGGTGGTGTTAAGGTTGGGTATTCCGAGAACGGAAAGAACTATCCCGTCGAGCTTTCATCTGAGAAGATGTATGTCAACGTTCCTTGGGTTGATACTAATACAACTTATTCGGTAGGGGATGGTGGACTTACTCAAAACAATTTTACGGACGCACTTAAAAGTAAGTTAAATGGTATTGCTGCTAACGCGAACAACTACTCTCTTCCACTTGCCTCTTCTTCTACTAGAGGTGGTGTTAAGATTGGATATTCCGAGAACGGAAAGAACTACCCTGTCGAACTTTCATCTGAGAAGATGTATGTCAACGTTCCTTGGACAGACACAAATACCAATACAACCTACGCTGCTGGATCAGGATTAAATTTATCTAGCACTACGTTTAGTCACTCTGATACATCTTCGCAGTCATCTATTAACAATAGTAATGGCTCGGTTATTCAAGACGTTACTCTTGATACTTTTGGTCACGTAACTGGATTAAGTAGTACCAACTTAGATTCACGTTATTATACAGAAAGTGAGATCCAGACGTTTATGGATAACTCTTACATTTCTGGGCATACAGCCTCTGACCTTTCTGTTGGTTGGTATACCATTGCGACTAACACAGGTGATAGAGCTACAGCTAGATTTGGTATTTGGGATACAGATAGTAGCCGTCACCAGAGTGTGACTTTTTATGCAGCACATAAATATGGAAATGCAGCAGCCGATACGATTACTGTTTTAGATAATTCTTACTACGGCACTAGTCCTTTGCGTTACCTAAGAATCAAAGCAGGTGGAACTTATGATGGTGCTGCCCTTCAAGTATATATTGATAACGCTCAGAATGCACTGAATGTAGCTATCCTTGGAGATAACTTTCAATCTTCCGGTTGGGTTCTTCGAGATTTTATTCCAGATGCTACCACCCCACCCTCTGTAGACAACTACGGATCTTTCACTGAAAGTTCTAGAATTGATTTAGATCAAATTGCACAGGGTGGTTTTGCAACGACTGGCCCAATCTACGCTGACGGTGACACGACCCAATACAAAGTTCTTACTACTAATGATAATGTAAACGCAGATACACTTGATGGAAACCATGGCTCACATTATCTAAATTATAATAATTTTACTAATACTCCCACAATCCCTTCTGCTTACTCACTACCACTTGCTACTAGTTCTACTAGAGGTGGTGTTAAGATTGGGTATCCTGAGAACGGAAAGAACTACCCCGTCGAACTTTCATCTGAGAAGATGTATGTCAACGTTCCTTGGGTTGACACAAATACAACTTACTCAGTAGGAGACGGAGGACTCACTCAAAAGAATTTTACCTCAACACTCAAGAGTAAGTTAGATGGTATTGCGACTAACGCGAATAACTACTCTCTTCCACTTGCTACTAGTTCTACTAGAGGCGGTGTTAAGATTGGGTATTCCGAGAACGGAAAGAACTATCCCGTCGAACTTTCATCTGAGAAGATGTATGTCAACGTTCCTTGGACAGATACTAATACAACTTACTCAGTCGGAGACGGAGGACTTACTCAAAAGAATTTTACCACAACACTCAAGAATAAGTTAGATGGAATTGAAAGCGGAGCTAAAGGAGATCAGACTGCTAGTGAGATTCTTACCGCAATCAAGACCGTTGACGGCAGTAGCTCTGGATTAGATGCGGATAAACTAGATGGGTATCATGCTTCTACATTTTACAAATCAGGAAGCAACGCTTCTTTAGCTGATGTCACTATCACTGATGCCAACAGTAAGATTGATGTCGATGGCACTTATGGTGGGGACTATGGATCATTTGGAATCGGAACAACAAACTTAACAAATGGTCACCACAGAATCTTCGCTAAAGCTGGCGATCATATGTATTTTGCTGCTAGAAGTGGCAAAGGATTTAGGTTCAGACCGAATGGGGGAAGTGCTAGTAGTGGTGTAGAGAGTGCAATTACTAGCGGAGGTAATTTTGCAATAGGAACTACAACTGCTTCGAGCAAACTCGCAGTTAATGGGGGTGTAGCTATCGGAGCTAGTTACACTTCATCTACGGCTCCTACTAACGGAATGCTTATCCAAGGCAACGTAGGTATAGGAACCAGTTCTGTATCGGGTTACTACGCACTACAAGTCAATGGTAGCATTCAAGGATCTTATAAGAGTTTCGTAATTGATCACCCAACCAAAGAGAACAAGCAGCTTGTACATGCCTCTCTTGAGGGGCCAGAGATTGGTGTATACTTCCGAGGTAAGAGCACCTCCAACACTATAACTATGCCGGATTATTGGGATGGGTTAGTAGATCTCGATAGCATGACAGTAGAGCTTACAGCTATTGGATCTAAACAATGTCTCTTCGTTTCTTCTATGGAGGCTAACGGAGATGTTGTTGTTGGATCAAATACTGATGAGCCTTTGAATTACTACTACGTTGTTTATGGAGAAAGAAAAGATATTGATAAACTTGTAATAGAGGTTGATGTTGAAGAAGATGATGAAGAGGAGGCCATAGCAGATAGCCCTGCTGAAGTGGACACTACCTCAGTTGAATACATCGATTCTTTAGCTAATGCTTAATACAGTATTTTTAATCCCAATAGATCATCGAGGTATAGATGGTAAGTTATTTCAACAATACCTAGAACTTCAGTCTTGGTGCGAGAAAAACAATTCACAGATATTTACCTGTAGTGGTTTGTTCTTAAATTTCGCTAGAAATTTCTTAGCCACAGGAGGTAGGGGCAACTACGACACAAGACCAATTGAAGCAGAATGGTTATTTTGGATTGATTCCGATATACAATTTTCAATAGATCAAATAGATCATTTGCATCGAATAGATCCTAAACACAAATTTGTAACGGGTTGGTATAAGAGTGATGGATCGGATACAGCAATGGTAGGTAAGTGGGATGAGGATTACTTCCGTAAACATTTACACATGCCCTTTTTGTCTGGAGATTTTATGGAGAAGAAAGCACAAGAGTCTCCCTCAAAGCTAATTAAAGTAGACTGGTGTGGGTTTGGTTTTACCAAAGTCCACAGATCTATTTATGAAGAGATGGAGTATCCCTACTACCCTCTTAATCCTGTAGAGATAAAAGGATGCAAAAACCCAAACGGAGGAGCTAAAATGGACATAAAAGACATGTCTTTTGAAGATGTAAGCTTCTGCCGCAACTGCTACGATGCTACAGGTATTAAGCCTTTGGTAGTGCCTAAGTTACGCGTAGGCCACCTAAAATCTTTTTTCGTTTAAAAACCTTGAAAAATTTGCCTATCAACCCTAGTTTGAACCCATATGGATACTAAAACAATCGAACTAAACGCCGACGAAAGACGAGTGCTCGTCAATCTAATCGACCTCGCAGTCAAGCATCCAACAGAGGGTGGGCTTGCGGTTTCAGGTGCCGCCAGATATCTTGCTGAGAAGTTTGCAGATGACCCCGTTCCTTCTGAGGAAGAAGATGCTCCTGCCCCAGTTGAAGTTGAAGAAGTAGCAGAGTAATGCCTGTACAGAGGAACCAGCCCAGCCCTCAGCGGCAGACTGTTTTAACGTTCGTATCTCCGAATGTACAAGACCTTCTGTTCTACGAAACTGTAGACGCTCAGAGGGTGGGCAAGACTCCTCCTGCTTATGGAACACCGCACCCAGACAAGGTGCAGTTTCCTAATCACATATTGGCGCATGTCAAACAAGCTGATCAAAATGGTCAGCTTTATTTTTACTTTTACGTCAATGCTAGGGAATCACAAGATGAGTATAACTTTGAATTTTCTCAAGCCAACTTGGGGCAGACAAAGTTTGATACCGTTGTAAGGACTTATGTAGATCTTCGTTCTTCATTTACCGAAGATGCCGCAGCTCATGCCGCAGGAACTGCTATGCCTGTTGCACCAACTTCAGCTAACTTCACAGGCAAAGGTTACGTGCTGATGGCTCGCGATCAAAAGCGAATTGGTGATAAAGAGTTAGACGGGGTTTTTGTTGTTGAGCAAAGGACATACATTGATCCTACCCCCATAAAAACAATAGCATGGGATGACTTATCCCAGTATAACTTAACTCAAACAGTTTCTTACCACTACAGAGGGGAAACAATAAGTGAAGCAAATACTGCTACTAATCAAAGTATTGAGAGTTTAGTTAGTGATGGGGGTGCCAGATATTGGAAGTCCCAAACTAGAGATACATCATCTATCCCTTCTAGAAGAATAGCTTCTTACAGGGAGGGCAGGCAAGTATCTACCGATTGGTTTGAGGTGGTAAAAAAAGAAACAGTAGCTGGGGCACCTGACGGAGCGGTCTCTAATGGAGTTGGCAACATCCTTGTGCAGGCTTATTCAACTGCTATGGATCACTCATTCCCTCCCGTATTGGAATCTATTCAGATAATACCGTGGGAGAAACACGATGGTCAGAATACAACCTTCGTGGAGTATAATATGAACCCCGAATCGTTTAGGGGATCGTGCCAAACAGATGTTGCTGTTTCTTGGTCTGCGGCTCCTTTCACTGGTCTTCAAGTTCAAAACTTTGAGCCTCAGTCTTTTACATTCGGAACCCCGTATGTTCAAATCAATATACCTCCTTGTTTGATGAACGGGGGTGAACTTAGCTGCACTTCAGGAACAGTAGATCCTGTATACAAGTATACCGCTTATACTAAAACAGTTCCAACAACTAGCCCGTCTAGCATACCTGAAACTCATGTTGCCAAAGACACTCAGGAACCAGCAAGAGGAGGGTATCTCAGGACAAAATGGACTGTCCATAAACCCTCTTCTAATGGAATGTAATGGCTGATAATGATACAGATTCAGGGTTCAATGTAGAATATAACAGACCTAAGATGGGTTTGACGGGTGAAGAACCAGAGTTAACTAGGGTTAGTGATTACGCCCCAAGCCCAACAATAGAACAGGGCAACTCTGAGTTTTATCAGGCAAGACCTTTTTCTGATCAAAAAGGGGAGAGGATTGCCGGAGAGTTTATCCCTTTCAGAGAAGAGCACGAACCATATAATCTTCAGGAAGAAGATAAAACTGTATGTATATCTAAAGCATTCTTGTATGTAATTCACCCACTCGCTGAATCTGTAAAGAGATACCCACTAACACCGTTGCAGATAGCAGTTCAATCTGAGTGTGTAGTTTACGCTCAGTTTAAAACTGATGATCACGGGAACATAAAAACAGAGGAGGCAGAGAACGAAGGAGAAGAAGCACCTTCACCTTACGTATTAAAAGTTGGAGAAGGCACTGAAGTCCCAGCATCTACTAATTTTACTTTACCTGATGGTGTTGGGGGTGTGGGGAAAGATGGGGAATACAATATCCCCATATGCTTCATACAGGATTTTAAATTTGTAAAGCATCAGTTCGATTCAGATGTAGACGGTAGACAAGCCCAAGTCATGGGAGCTTTAGAAGGGCAGCGTGGCCCTATGTTTTGGATACATGGGTATGATGCACTCAAAAACGTAGGTGGGGGCCAGAATGTTTACAAAGACTATACAGAGAGTGATGACTTTAAAAATTTACGAACACTAACGAGTAAAGGCCAAACAGAAAATTGTTCTGGGGATAATAGGGTTTCTGGAGTTGCTCAGATAAACGTAGCTACAAATGGGGACACTATTGAGATTTACGGTAATCGTAAGAACGAAACAATCAAAGTTGGAGATAAGTTTGTGGGGATTGTAGAAGATGGGCTGGTTCGTTGCTTCGGAGATTTGCCCGTTGAAACATTAACACTCACGACAGTTCCTGCCACTACAACTACTAGTGTTTCTGTTGCTTCCTGCCCCACCACAACTCAAACAATAACTACTGCTTGGGCTGACGGACAGTCCAACTCCAGTATGATCCAAGGAACACCCCATAACAAGATGTGGGCTGATGGAACTGAAAGAACATTACCTTGGGTTAAAATTTGTGTGGAAACATCTACGACTGGTTACTCAGGAGCTAGTGAAGCATGCTATTGGGTCGTAGGATATGAGATTACTTCTTCCGCATTAGAAGCTACGCCAGCCAGTGTTACATATGTTGATAGCCCTAGTGAAGTTGTGGGAGTTACGAGTGCTGTTCAAATAACTGGAATTTCTGATGACGGTTCTTTAACACAGACAAGTTCAATTACAGAGCTTACCTGTGTGGATGTTGTTACTCCTACCGGAACTCAGCAGGTATATACAGGTTCTTACGATAATTTGAAGGTGGTTAAAGAACCTGAATCAAGTCAATGTGACTATTGCCAAGACCCGTAATCAAGTCCCTTATCAAAAGACTTGATAAAGTTGATAACTTGACCTTAACGGTGTTAGCCATTACAATGAGGTATGGCTACTTTAACTGTGGCAGGCGTAGAAGAAGCCTTGTCTAAATATAAAACCGTAGGGTCAAGCTTTATAGCGGAGCTTAATTTGATCCTACCCCGTCTGTATGGGATGGGCATGTGGCGTGATCTTCTTTATGAGACTACGATACAAACAACCGATGGAGATTTTACATTACCTGAAGCAGAATCTGTAGTTCTAGCACTGCTTGAAGATGATCCTGCTCAGGTTAGAGCGCAGTTCCATGACTACAGGTTGACTGGAAGAAATACTGATGGAACAACTTTAGGTATGTATGGGCTAATTGATGATGGGTTTGTGCCCACCATTAACGAGTTGAACCCTGAAAAAGAATACATAATAAGGGTGTTACCTATCAAACCAAGGACTCAGATACCCAGAACTAGCAATAATTTTATAACTGTTACGGGTTTAAATAACAGCACAACGCCGGAAACAATTGAGTACACCACTAACTTTGAAACAGCTGGGGCAGGGATGTTGTCAAGTTCTGCGACTGGAGAAACCTTTACTGCGGTAACTCAAATACGCACGGGGGATTCTAACTTACCAGACCCTGTATTAGTCGAAGCTCTTGAAGTAAATACAGCTGCCGGAAATACAACCGAGCAGTTAGAGCTGGCAGAAATACAACAAGCAAACACAGTAACTAGATTCAGAAGATACAGAATAGGTAAAGATGTAACGCAAACATCTCAAACTCTCAAGTTACTGGTTAAAAGACAATTTAAACCACTAGTAAATTCTTACGATGTGGTTCGTCCTAGCAATTTAAACGCAATCAAACACGCCTTGTTGGGTTCAGTTGCTGAGGATAATGCAGATATTGAACGGGCCAATTACCATTGGGCCATATGCAAGCAGCTTCTTGAAGAAGAATTAGACGCATACAGGGGAGCTGCCAAACCAACTATTCGCTTCGATCCGTCTGGATCTGGCTCACGCGTCCCTAACTTATTATAATTATGACAGACCTTATTACATTCATTACTGAAAACAAACAGCAAGTTGTCGGAGTTTTAACTTCGGTTGTGGCAGTGGCATCGGCTATCTGTGCTTTAACTCCCACACCTAAAGATGATGGCATTGTGCGGAAGCTATATGTCGTGGTCGAATGGCTGGCGTTAAATATCGGAAAGAGCAAACAGAAATAATATGCGCATAATGCGTTTAATCACAGCAGCCTTAGAAGCTTTTGTAGGATTAATAGAACTAAAAAAGACACGGTATATAGATGAGATTGAAGATGAAATTGATGAGCTTGCCCGTATTGGTAGTCCTGCTGCAAAGTTGCGCATCGAAAGATTGGGCAAACGACTCAGCCGCGAACGAGAGCGCACTTTACGATCCACCGACGATAACGTTGATTGAAGGTAAAAAATATCAATTTGTTGAAGGTACCCTAATGGGTAGAGAAGAACACAAGTTTCACAGTCATTACTCATACCTAAGGGCTATAACAATTGGCAGCAAATGAACTCTTCAAAATTAATAGACACCCTTCTTGGGACTTTAACTCCAACGATAGCAATTGCTGCGTCTATGCAAGAGCAGATAGAATATTGGTTACGCGTGATATCTCTTATACTAGGAATCGCAGTAGCCGCTGTATCTCTTTATCGATTAATTTTTAAGTACAAAAAATGATAGGACTCGCCATAGGACATTCAAGGGAAGGAGATAACGGGGCTTACACTGTAGGGCCTAACAGTATCAGTGAGCATAAGTTCAACTCAGAACTTGTACCTTTGATAACGCCTATGCTCAAAGTTCCATACAAAGTATACGACGATTACAACGCTCGTAGTTATGTAGGGGCAATGAATTATGTGTCCCGTAAAATGAGGGAAGATAATGTCGACGCGTGTATTGAATTACATTTTAACGCTGCTGGCCCCAAAGCTACAGGACATGAGTGGCTACATTGGGAGACTAGTAGGGGAGGGAAAAGACTCGCTACAAAACTAAAAGAACAAATGGATAAGTATTATCCTACGTTGCGTTCCCGTGGGGTTAAGGCGCGAGGAAGAGGGCAACGAGGAGCACTGTTCTTGCGTAAGACGCCTTGCTACGCTGTAATATCTGAACCGTTCTTTGGATCAAATTCTAGTGATGTATCCTTGATTATGTCTGACTTGGACAAGTTAGCTAAAGTTTATGCAAAGGGAATCAACAATTTTTATGTGTAATGAGGATTCCCAAAACTATACGAGTAGCAGGACAAACAGTTCGTATCTTAAAAGAAGATTTAAGTGATGACGGTTTGTTTGGTTACTACAGTCACGATAGAAAAGTCATAATTTTATCAAAGCATTTAAAAGACCAACAGATAATGCAAACACTGAGGCACGAGTTAATGGAGGCTAGTCTTTGTATATCTGGAGTAGGCTTCTGTGAAACCTTTGAACAAGAAGCCGTAGTCCGATGCATGGATGAAGTATTTTTTCCTGCTTGGGACAGATTAAATAAACGAACCAGTAGTGGATGAAACGCAAGAAGCTGCCCCCTCAGTTCCATAGAACTAAGGGCATGCTAATCTTTACGCCTAACAGCGACAATATAAAAGAAGCGTTCGAACGAAGCGAAGAATTAGGGGTGCTACCCAACTCCTTTACGAGAGGGGCAGGAAGAATGACAGGTTTTTTGGGGGAGGTTGCCTTTGAAAAACTGTACCCTGAAGCTGTTTATGTGGGCGATAAAACATACACCCACGACTACGAGATTGGTAAACGTAAGATAGACGTAAAGGCAAAGAGTTGCGCTGGCAAACCGCAGCCTCATTACACTGCTTCAGTTAATTGTGCTGAAGGAAAGAAGCTTCCTGCCAATGCTTATTTCTTTGTCAGGGTAAAAAAAGATTTTACCAGAGCATGGATGCTGGGTTGGGCTACAGGACTCAAGATTCAGAAATCAGGACTCTACAAGAAAAAAGGTGAACCCGATGATTACGGATTCACCTATAAAGTAGATGGATATCACTTACCTATTGGAGCATTGCGTCCTTCGAATTCTCTGTAAAGTCGATATCATATTTCTCCTCTATATTGATAGTCCATATCTTACCACCGCCCTTACCAACAGACTTGATGGGCCTAAGTTTCAAGTTGGACTTACCACCATCTTCCATATGTGCTAATCCATTCCGCACGAACTCAATTTTGTTTGAGGCACCTAAAGTTCTGCCGTTGTTGTAGGTGTGTAAAGCTCGCTGAAACTCAGTCAATGTCCCACTCCATTCTCTTTCGACATCGTTTTCACGAGCTGCTTTAGCAAAGAAATCAACAAGCTCTGCTACTTGTGATCTACTTGAGTTGTCGTAGGCCGCATGAGCAATACTCTTGTCGATAAAGCTTTTTACACCAAACCTGTCATCATCTAGGATCTCGGCAGGTGGGTTCCATTGATCCAACCAAGCAAGGAAATGGGGCAATTCAGTAGCGATAATGTTTTCTAGCTTTGCTTTGACAGGGAAATTAAAAGGCGTGTCCGAAACTTTAAATGCCATGAGCTTATCCTTATTGCTTGAATCAAGAGTTGGTATAACGCTCATACTATTCGCGTCATCATTAAGGCTGACAACAACTCTCCCTGCCCATGGTAAAGTTACAGCGTCTGCATACTTAGCCATAAATTCAATACGGGGATTAGCTACAGCTCTTTTAATAAGCTCTGTCGCTTTGCGCTGATCTTGAAATGAAGCAGCACTAACGGTATCATCAATTACCCAACAAGCTGCTCTTCCCAAATCTTTGTTAAACTTTGTTCCCCCAGACAAGTAGTCACTAGCATCTGCATACCCTCCTACTGCGGCGGCAATAATTTTATTGGATACAAGTGTCTTACCTTTCTTAGCTGGCCCTACAAGAATACACGCTTGCCCTTGATCTTCCCTGTTGTTTACAACACCAGCGTGGTATCGCTTCATCCACGCAAAGAAGTAATACTTAGTTCTCACCTCAGTTGAGTCCACAAAGAACTGATCAAAGAACATATCGAGCCAAGCCCAATTCGAGGGGTCAGGATCACCCGAAGGTAATATGGGCTGGATGTTAGAACTGTTAAGTATCCTAAGGCCGTTGAAATCAACGACTATTTCGTTACGTCTAAACACAACAGGAGCTATTTCATTTATTCTATTCTGGTTGCTTATAACTAATATAGCATTCTCCACTTCAGAAATGTTGTCTCCTTTCTTTGTAGAGTTCTTAAAACCACGCTGTCTAAGTTCTAGGACAAGCTGATCTCTAGGGATAGGTTGTGCGGCTCCATGTAACAGCTTAAAAAATTGTCTGCCATTAAACCAATACTCATCAAGCAAGCCCCCCATCTTCTTTTGCTCATAGCCTTTAACAAAGCTAGGCCCAAATATTTCTCTCCAAGGCTTCCACCCATAGTCTCTGTCTGAATAGACAATCATCCCATCTTCAAATACCTGACACCCCTCCCTATCAATTCCATCATCAATCCAGAACAAAGGGCCTCTTGACCCCACTTCAAAGTCTCCTATCCAACGATTTGGAAATTTCTTTTGAACTTCAGCAGCGACTTCTTCTATGGGTATAGATGTGTCAGCAGATTCGGGAGGGTTATTCTTAGCTGCTTTGATAAGTGCAGTCTGGACAACCGCCGCTGGAACTTTTCCATTCAGCGCAACCCACTCGGTTCCCAATTCAAAATACTGTGATGGCTCTTCGGACTTCTTATCGTATCCAGCAAATATCTTAGAAAAATTTATAAGCTTCTTCAGTTCGCCCATAAAAGGACGATAAAGAAAATGAGGCACAGAACATACTTCTTCGAATTCAAAAACGACACGAATGTATCCGCTGTATGTCATCGCCCTCCATGAAGGCATACAATCTACACACTTAGCGGCGATAATATTATCGACGTTAGCCCAGTCAACGGGCGCATCGTAATCAGCAGCAACACCATGTACCTTAACTACTTTATTCTCACCTTCGATACGCGCCCCACTATTAAGGCCCTCTGCCAAACTAAAGAAATAATGATCAGTGTCAGTTTTACCGCACCACTCTCTATATAATGCTTTTGATTTAAAGACTGGTCTCTGGGCAACAATCTGCGACATGTCATCGCAAGCTGTAATTTTTTTGGCTCTAAGATTTTTAAGGTATCTGTATTTCATTTTTCATATTTTGTTAGTATTGATCCTTCTGCATCTACTGGGATATCGGGAATCCATTCAGGAGGTTTGGACATTATGGAGATAACATCCTCTAGTGTTTGCTTGGCTTTATCTTCATCTGCTTCAATTACCATCTCGTCATGAACGTGCATAATGATTCTATGTCCTGCTTTATCTACCCTCAGGAGCATATCAGAAAAAATATCTCTGGCTAAAGCTTGGCTGGCATTCTCTGCCACAAGCCCTCCCCAAAGACGGACTGTAATATTTTTACCGTGCTTAGGCATTTTGGTTATAAAGTGAAGTCTTCCTCCTTCCGCTAAAGCTTTTAGCCGACCATAGTTAATAACTCTGCCACTAGGAAGATCCACAGTAAATTCAGACTTAGCTTGGTGGGAGCATTCGATATCACTAGTGTATTTATCCCAAAGGTTCTTAACCCTTCTCATCTTCATCCGATATTTACGAACTCTTTTCCCAGCTTCGTCTTCACTAATACCAGACATAGAAGCAAACCTAGCAGCTCCTGCCCCATAGCCGCAACCCAACACCATTCCTTTCACTGCATGCCTAAGTTTGGGGTCTTGTTTTATTGACCCTTTTTCTTCATCCCACATACCAAACCTTATGGCAAAAGCTTCATAGATATCATCTGTGTTACGTATCTCTTCAAGCATTTCGGAATCCTTAGCTAACCAGCAAAGTGTCCTGACTTCAATCTGAGAAAGATCAACTGCGATTAATCTTTTGTCAGAATTAGGGGCTATTAAATGCCTTAGGTTTACACCAAACATTTCCTCCCTTGGTAAATTCTGTAAGTTTAGGTTTCCCCCAGATCCAGAGAATCTCCCAGTATGCGCTCCAAAATACATGCATCCCCCGTAATATCTGCCGTTAGGCATCGTTGCGTAATCAAAACTTTCCAACTTCTTTTGGAGAGAGTTAATCCTTCGCCAATCCTTTACCGCACTTATCCACGCAAATTCTTTGCTATGGTATTCTACCCATTTCTGGGATTCTTCATCAGTCACAGCTAAACTTACTGGAGGCTCAATCCCTACCAGCAAGCATTGCTCATCGAATGCTGCACGACTAAGTAACGGTTTTTCACCCAGCCACGGAATAACTTCTTCTGCTTCAAACAACTTAACTTTAATAGTTTCTAGTTGCTCCTTTAAAAGATCTTCGTTGATGGGGATTCCTTCCTGAACAATCTTTCTGTTCAATCTGCTTATGTTCCTTTCGAACTCAGGCCACTTATCACTCAATGTCTCCCATAATTTAAGGCACAGTTCACTGTCTTTTAGTGCATACTCACTGACCTCATCTTTAAATTCTTTTGTCATTTCCTCCCACCTCTTGCCAGACATGTTATCCCTCGTGCTTTTATCTACTGTTAAGTCAAACAATTCTGCCGTTGATCCTTTCAAGGATCTTGGGAGCTTACAATAAGCGGCTAGGTCTGCTGTGCAGTGCCACTCAAATGGGTCACATGAATCCCACCATTCATGTTCTACTCCGTAAAGATACAGGGTCTCATCAAAACTAGCGTTATGCGAAAGCACAATATTTCCTGTAAGGATATCCCAGTTAAAATCTTTTGGGTGCCCAACAAAACTAGTTCCATCGTTTCCTACAACGGAAACCATGTATGCATCAAATTGTGGGTGGCTAAAATAGCCTAACGTTCCTAGAGTTTTAATGCTGCACTCTTTGTCATAGTAGGTTTCAAAATCTACTGCATAAATATTTTTATCCATAGGGTATATAGGGTTAACCCCGACCCCCCTTTGATTGCCTAAAAAGGGGAGTCGGGGTGGGGGAAGAGGCTTTTATGCGGTTACCTCTAGGTGAATGAAATTAACCAGCCCAAGCCAAGGCCGCCGCATTACCTATTCCTTGTCGGAATTATTCTTGTGCCGTTTCCTCAACATCCAACCCCAGTTCTAGAGGAGCTGTGGTGGAGTAGCTGCCAAGCACTGTTACAAGACTATCTCTGATAATCTTTGTGGCTTGTAAATCAACTTTGCTTGCTTCGACGGCCTTTTCAATGTTGTCGATTATTTCCCCAAGCCTTTCGATTTCAACCGATAAGACTTCCATTTGAGTTTGTACCGCATCCATTATCCTAAATAACCAGAGATAAAGTCTACGACTTCATCACTTGGTTCTTCGTTAGTAATGGTTAGGGACGGCGCAAACCAACTGTATTTACCACGGGTGATAGCAGTTGATTGAAAGTTCCATAGACGTTTGTGAATGGGCGTTGTCTTGTTAAAGACAGCAAATGTCGCCAACCTTTTGAAGGTTTGACGATAAGCATCCTTCGCAACATTAATCCTGCCCATTGCATAATTGTCTTTACCAAGGGGGAAAGGAAACGACTCAACGTCATCACTACCCTTAAACAGAAGAGTAATTTCAGCAAACTCAAGAATAGGATATTCCGAGTCCGTGCTGAGTTTGTTCTTCTCTTCGACATTATTTGCAATGCGTGGGATGTCATCCGATTCAAACGGAACATCTTCTCTCCATGCTTTAGTAGCACTAAGGGGAACCACTTGAATTGGTTCCTCTGGTTGTGCAAGAATGATTCTCTTGTCTAATACAAGAGACCCATACGGAGCAGGAGTTCCATCAGGGCCAGTTATGTCGCTGGTCTTTTGAACGACATTGACTCTTGGAATATCAATGTCTGATTGATCTAACGTATCTGAAATTGCAGATGTTGTTAGGGCAGTAGAGGGAGCTTTCGCAAGCTCAGTTTTTTCTTTACTCATGTTTCTTGTTTCTTGGTTCTATGTTTCCTCACGACAGTGTGTGTCGAGAGGGAGATTCTTCTATGATTCCTGCGTCCTGACATTCGCTTAAAAACTCAGCAGACAGTTTTTGTTTGCCTCCTTTTTCAGCAGTGTCTCCTACGGCTTTAGCAATCTTGCTCACAGGGAGGCTTACATTGCTCAGGATTGTTTCAGTGTCAACACCGTATTTGTCTGCAATAGAAATAAATGTGCTGGGGTCGGTAACTTTTTTCCTTACCCCAAGTTTTTTAAGGCGTAGCGTAGGGAGTTCGACGCCATCCTCGGCCAAAGCAACCGCCCTTTTCTTAAACCCTTCTGCCCAGTTAGTTACTATTTTTGCGATAGCCCAGAGTTGTTCTACAACTTCGGGGTCTTCAGTGGAGTCAATATCCACATCAGGAAGACGGGGATTTATTTTCTTCGCTACTTCAACAACAAGCCCCCCTAAAGCTGGGCACACATCTTCATACCTACAAAATCTGCAATCTACTGTGGGGGTAAGCTCTGAAAGATCAGGTGTTCCTGTATCCCATTTAGGTCTTACTTTTTCACCTTTGATAATTACTTCGGACAACTCTTCAGTAAGTTGCTTTACGTCACTTCTCTTAAAAGTATGAGATAAGATTTCATTCCTTTGCGGAATAAAAAAGACAAACTCAATGGTTTCTAGTTTGGGGAACTTTTGAAAGCATCCAAGAGTGTAAGCTTTAGATTGCCAGTTTTTATCGGGGGTGTCGATCTTGCTTATGCCAGTCTTATAATCGATCAACACCCCCTTTGTGCCCTCATACACATTTAAGAAATCACAGGTTCCATATGTTGAAGTGCCGTTGAGTGCAACGTCTAACATAATCTCTGAGTGAGTTTCGGTAAGCTCCAACGAATCGAAGTTCATAAGATACTCAGCCTGATCATTCATGATCTCCTGATAAATGCTTACTTCTTCCTCACTCTGTAAGTTACTAGGATCTTCTATTTCAAGAGCCTCATGAATCCTTGTCCCCATTTCTGCTGCTGCGGAAGAACCATCTCTGCCTTTGTATCCAGCGCACCCTGCCACGTATTTTAGTGACGATGGTGAAAACTCTGCGTGGCCTCTTTCAGAGTGGTCGGGTTGATTCATTCGCCCACGTAATCACAGGAGCGTAGAACGGTCAAAGAAATTTTTCAAATTCTTTAGACCTCCCACAAATAGCGAGCAATCAAGAATGCGTCTATCATCCCGTCATGGGGTTTGCGGCACCTTTTGTTTTTGATCCAGCACTCGTCTTCGGCCAGTTGTTGCGCACGTTCGAGTGCAACTTCTTTTGATTTTCCTTTGGGCACAAAACCCAACATACGCTTTTGCCATTTATGCACAGAAACTCTTTGCACGTCATACCTGTTTGCTTCTGCCATACCTACAATCTTACCAAAGCTTAAAGCCATCGACCTTACTGCTTGTGAACTTTTGGCGTGTTTGAGTGGCTCTTCTATCGCGATTGTAAAAGGAGTATTTAAATCTAAGATCCACTCTTTTATTTTTAGAGTATCAACCTCTTTCTTTTTTAATACTACCTTTGTAGGCATTACCATTTTATCTATGACAAGACCATCAGCTTTAGATATGGCACACAGACCCCCGTTCAATCCGTTATCAATACCTACGATCAAAACAAGTTGAGGGTAATAATTAATCCGTCCCCAGAAGCAGGACTATATAAAAATATGTTTTTTTTAAGTCCTTGTAAAAACAAAATCTCCTTCATGTTTTCTGGTTTAACTCTATAAAAAGCACCTTCAAGTTGTTTCACTGTAAAGGAAACATCTTCAGTATCAGTTCTACGAATTAAAACTCTTGGATTATGAACGAGTTCTTTGTTTTTAAATAAGCTCATTATTTTTCAAGTATTGTTGTATCTAGGAAACAAGGAGCCGTTGGGCCAAGGTCAGTATCCATCAATTGGTTGAGTGCCATTCTTGCATCGTCTTCATCAAGACCGTGTTCATCTTGCAAAATTGCAAGAGACTTGAGGCTGTCATAACACGCAATAGGTGGCCCATCTGGTTTTTCAACTACTCCTACAAGGGCTTCATGTAGTTGATTGAAGAACATTATTTCTTCATACCGAACTGCCTTAGTGTTCTCTGGCGTTATCTGCCGCTTTACATAAGGATCTTCCTCTGGATTATACTCCCACGAAAAATTTTCAAAGTTGTTAATCATCTGACTGTATATCAATTACTGTTCCATTACCCGTATCGGCTCTTTTATTATTCAGTATAGAAATATCAATTTGCATTTTGTTGGCGTCACCCCCACTACTTTTAGAATTCAGACCAAGATTCCTGCGGATAAGTTGGTCTAGTTCAGAAAGCTCTTTAATATTTCTAGGGCCACTTATGTTTTTCATATTGTCCCTAGCCAATCTAATCGCTGCCATAGCTATATAATTTTGATATTTATCGGCAGGACTTGCTTGGCTTTCTGCAATTTGCAATATCTCTTCCTCTTCTTTCATACGCGCATCATGTTTGGCTAGTATGGCAGCTTCTTTTGTGAGTTTACTTTCGTCCACTTCTTCGACATGTTTCTCTGTTGTGTCGATTTTAGACTCAATTCCACCGTTTTTACGGGCAGGAATACCACGTTTTTTAAACCATCTTCTTACTGTACCAGCATGAACACCAAGTTCTTTGGCAATAGCCGCAGTTTTCCAGTCTGCTTCATACATTTCGACTGCGCGTTTTTGTATTTCTTCTTTGGAATTGATACTCATATTAAAAGACTTATTGTTACTTAAATATGGCTTTAAAGGAAGAGAGGAGCAAGCAGTTACTAGAACCTAAAATTTGTCCTAAAACAAAAAGGATGGACGTGGGCGGTTTCTCTATCCCCCCAACTAGCTTATTGACAGCACTTCTTTATGGTTTTGCTAAACATGAAGAACCTCTTGCTCGTGAATATTATTTCTGGAGAATTTGTGATGAGTTATGGAACCGCGAAGATCTCCCAGAAAAGTTAATGGTTAAGCATCCGTGGGCTGAGATGATGATACGAGCTGCGATCAACAATAAATATCTTGCTGTTGGGGGAAGTGCATCATCTGGAAAATCACATACAATGGCTGCGTGGGGGATAATCAATTGGCTGTGTCAACCCCAAGACACTCTAGTCCTTATGACTTCCACTACACTACGCGAAGCTCGTAAACGTATATGGGGCAGTGTGATGTCTCTCCTATCCGTGATTGATGATGCACCGATCAAGATACGGGATTCAATAGGCAACGCTTCTTATGTAAACGAAAAAGACATTCTTATAGAACGAGCTGGGCTTTCATTGATCTCAGCGGAAAAAAGTAAAACCAAAGAAGCGGTAGGTAAATTCATTGGTATTAAACAAAAACGCGTGATCCTTATTGGCGACGAGCTTTCAGAACTTTCTGAAGCTATCCTTAACGCAGGTCTTACAAACTTGAGTAAAAACCCTTCATTTCAAATGATCGGTATGTCTAACCCTAATAGCCGCTTCGACGCATTTGGGGTTTGGTCAACCCCTAAAGACGGATGGGATAGTGTGGACACAAATACTGCCGATGAGTGGGACACTAAATGGAAAGGAAAATATGTTCGTTTAGATGGAGAGAGATCTCCCAACATTCTAGCAGGAGAAACTATTTACCCATGGCTACCCACGGAAGAAAAACTTGCCGAAGACAAAGCATTACTTGGAGTTGAAAGCAGAGGTTATATGCGAATGGTCAGAGCTGTTTTCTTTGATAGTGATGAGACCACAGGTATTTATACAGAAAACGAAATAGCAAATAGTAAAGCTATGAACTCTGTTCAATGGCAGAGCACTCCGATTAACCTTTGCGGTATCGATCCGGCCTTCACGAATGGAGGCGATAGGTGTATCGCTTTTTTAGCTAAGTGTGGTTATGACAGCAGTGGTCAATATGTTATAGAGTTTGGACAAGCCGTTCATTTAAACGATGACGCAACTAATAAGGCGATTCCAAGGACTTACCAAATTGTAAAACAAATCAAAGATTTATGCACAAAGCATAACGTCCCACCTGAAAATGTAAGTGTGGACGCTACTGGAGCTGGTGCTCCGTTTTGTGACGTTCTGGCAGGTGAATGGTCTGGCCGCTTTATGAGGGTTTCATTCGGAGGCAAAGCAAGTGACAAGCGCGTCAGCGTCAACAGCAAACTTGTAGGACATGAACTTTACGTTAATAGGGTATCTGAACTTTGGTTTGTTGGTAAAGAGTTGATGAGGACTCGTCAAATCTTTGGGGTCAGTTCAGATTTAGCACAAGAAATAACAGGAAGAAATTATGATCATGTAAAGGGTTCGACCCTTCGTATGAAAATTGAAAGTAAACCTGAATACAAAGCTCGCTTTGGTAAAAGTCCAGACCTTGCAGATGCAGCGTTTTTAGCGTTAGATTGCGCTCGTCAAAGACTAGGTTTAGTAGCTGTCGACCCACCAAAAGAAGGAGATGTATCTTTCAATAAGCCTCCACGATCTATAAAAACATTAAGTGGAGCTTTACAAAACGCTGATACTACCCTAGTCGATTGACTTTTTTTAATTCAAATTGTATAATTTAACTTATGGCTGAACCTAAAAAAAAGAAAGCAAAGGCACTTAAATCATCGGGGGGTTTGCAAACAGGAAAGCTGCAACCATCAGGGGGTTTGAGTAGTTCTTCATTAGATCAGCTTAGAACTCCCGAACAGGTAGAACAACGTAATAGAATAGTTCAGGGTAGGATGGAAGAGGACAAGCAGCAGAGGCTGGGGGAATCTGGAGTGACTGGCCCGACAGGTGATGCTGGAACGGCAGGTGTAACAGGAGGTGCAGTTAGTCAAGCTGCTAATGTACCCACAGGAAAACCAAATCGTGGTGATGTCATCGAATATAACACTCCACCTATGGGGGAGCGAGTATCAGAGCAACCTGCCATCTCCGAAGAAACAGCTCGTGAAAATAGAGAAGAGCGTGAGAGGCTTATAGCAGCAGGCGAAACTTCAGATATGGTTGCGGCCTTTGATGAGAACAACCCCACACGAGCCACGGCTGCCGCTGAACCAGAATCACAAGGACGAGTATCAGATCAACCTGCCACCAACCCCGATCAGGGAGTCACTGGTAGCGGTCAATTGCCTAAGTTAGTTACCGACCCTTACTCTCAAGCAGGCATAGAGTCAGGTTCTCTAACTGATCCAGATTACGGTTCTAATCTCAACCAACGTAGAGCGTTGAGGAGAAGAATCACGGAACAAGTTAAAGCTAATAACATAGATGGAGACGGTGGCGTTAATGACTTGCGTGAAATTGGAATGACCGAGCTGGGCATTGGCAGGAAAGAAATGGACAGGGAGATAATGGAGGAGAGGAGAAAATTTGTCCGAGGCAAATCCAAAGAGATGATAGCCAAAAGGAGGGAACGTGAGCGGAAGCAATTAGGGAGCTACGAAGACTTCTATAAAAGAATGCAAGACCCTAACAGAACCTTGGGGTCTGGTTCAAGAAGGTCTTTATACTCAAGAAACGCTGGTTTACGAAAAGCAAGGATGCTTAGGAAAAAAGGATTCATTGCTGCGGCAAATAAAGCAGCGGCTGATTGGGCTAGTTCACCAGAAAGCAACGCACCAGCTGTAGCTACGCCGCAGTTCTTAGCTGCGAGAGACGCAGCAGAAGCACGAGTTGCTAAAACCAGAGAGAGTAATATGCGCCTTCAAGAAATGCTTATGGATCGTATGAAAAATAACCCTAACTTTATGCCAAACGTTAACGTAGGAGGACAGGATGGGCCAGTTTTCAGGGGAGGCAATATGGGGCCAGTTTTCAGGGATGGCAATATGGTTATTGATGGAAAGAGCCAACCCATAAGAACTATGGAAGTTAGAAACCCTCCAATCAAAATAGCATAAAGCCATGGCTGAACCACAATTTCCAGTTGCAACTGACGATTTCTTTAACCGTGATATCAAGCCATTAAGGAATACTTATGGTCTGACTAGTAGGGAAAGCGGCTTCATCACTGCGTACGAGAACCAAGAACTTCAGCCTCAGCTAGAGGAAATGATGAAGTTACGCTCTCAGTTACTGAGAGAAAGGAATTCTGAATTAGCTTACCAAAGTAGTTTGCTTGAGTTCGAAGAAAAGAAACGCAAGGCACAAGAAGAAATAGATTTTGGTGAACGCACAGAAGAACTCACAAAATCTTTAAACAATATTATCGACGATCCCAACAAGAATAATTTCCAAAAGCAAAGGGACATAGCTGCCTTTGGTATGAAGAATGCCAAGATATTAAGTAAGCACCCAGCAGCTAATATTATATTTAAATCAGCCACAGATTCATTGAAGTCACGCCAAGCTGAAGCCGATGCCGCCGATAAAAACCTACAGACTATGGCTAGAATGGCTACCGCTGGTATTGACCCTGTAGACTTTAAAAACTTTGCCAATGCTGATGGGATCACGACTCCAGCAGAAGCAATGGAGGCAAAAATCAATGAAGCTAATTTCAATAGGGGCAGAGCTGCCGCCGAAAGAAGAACTGCTGAAGCAAGCGCGACTGCATCTAAAGCACAAGAAGCAAGACTAGATGCTGAACTCAAGTTATCTCAAGATGAATATTCAAAGCTACGAACAACAATTAAAGACATTCAAGATAACTTTACATCGGCACCTCTTGATGGAGAAAAACCAGACGAGACAAGTGACAGGATAGCCAGAGAACAAGCCGAGATTGTTCAAAACCTTAAACTTAGTGATGGCACAACGTTAAAAAATCGTGGTGTTACAGACATTTCGAGTGCGCTAGTAACTCTTGCAGAGTTAGATGCAGAGGCTCTTCAGAAAAGAAGAGAACCTGCGCTAATGCGAGAGAGATTAGAAAAAGCAGCAGACCCACAAGGGGCTGCTAATAGCATGCGACGAAAGCAAACCATAGCCTTGCCCGATGGCATGACATCAGATCAGCTTCAACAATTGCAACAATTGATAGAATCCTTTAAATCACAGTAAATCAAACAACACATAACCGCTTCTGCTATGTCAGACCCAAGCAACCTAAACGCACCCTTCGTTGAAACGACCTATCAAGATTGGTCTATTGAAAACCCTTACGATAACCCTCTCGAAAGTTACGGAAGGTATACTGAAAATGTCAGAAATGAATACTTAGCAGCAGGCAAGTATGATGAAACAATAGAGAGCCAAATCAATTATAACCTCAGTCAAGTTTTAAGTGAGGAAGGAATACTTACTGAGGACAACTCACAAGAAATTGAGGACATACTTAGCTCTTACTCTAAGCCAGATTTAGGCTCTTCAATAAAAACACTTCTCGATGAAGAAGACACTGAGAATCAATACTTGTCTGAGGAAGATAGGCAGAAGATCAACTTATACGCTACTGCGCAAGACTTAGATGAAGATGCATCGCCGTTCGATATTGATCCAGATCAAGCTGTAGAACTATCTGAGATTGTTCGTAGAACAAACCAAAAGAAATTTACAGATAAGTTTAAAAAGGGAGAGCTGCTTGCAGCAGTCATTGAAGACGAAGAAGGAAACGAGTTTTTCTTAGGGGGAAACATTCCCGAAGGAATGACTGAGTCAGACGTTATTAGGGAATCTGCTAAGTATGGGGTAACTCCGAAGCATTTATTTAATTTACGCTACAAGAGAGAAGAACATCCGCAAGGCAAAGGTCTCAAGAGATATGAAGTTGATCAAAGACTTCTGGCAGAAGCTGAGGTAAGAGAAGTTATTGAGAACATTGACCCAGCAAACAAAGCGGCCCTATATGGGCTGGCTAAAAACTATGGGGAGAATGCAACTTGGGATGCTGGTGATAAGCTTAACGATTGGGCGACCGATGGGTTCAGCGATATCGTGCGTACATTCCGCATAGGATGGAATGATTTGGTGGGGGATGATGAGGAACGTGACGAACTTATAGCGGAGAGTAATAAAAAAACTCTCCAAGACTATTATCAAGAAAGGACTGATGTAGCTAAACTCAGGCTCATAGGAGAATTGTCCGAAGCTACTGGATTTAGTTCAGAAGTGTTGGAAGACGTAGTCAGTGAGCTAATAGTCAAGTATGCGTTCGAAGGAGACTCTAAAGAAAACGTTAAACCATTTCTCAAGTATACTGATAACGAAGAGGAGTTGGGGCAGAACGTATACCAGACAAGATACAGTGGGGTTCTCGTTGCTAACGAACTTATGCTATCTCCTTCTGATTTTAACAGAGCTTTAAGACAAGCTAACGTAACTGAAGCCGAAGCAGCCCAAGCAAATGCTCAAAGAGAACTAGCCGTAGTAGATAACTTCGAAAGGATATCTGGTCTTTTAAGTAAAGACGATGCGTTTTCTGAGGAGTGGGGAGACGCACTTATTGAAGGAAAGCAGAGAGGTCTAAGCAACTCTAAGATCCTAGAAAAATTTAGAGCTGAATTTGATTTCAGCCCAATACTACACAGAGCTAAAGGGGTACTAAGTAGTGTGTGGGAAGGAGCAACGTCTATTGCTTATGGAATAGGTGCTGCCATGGACACTGACTGGGGGCGCGAAGGATTACTTCAAATTGCGGAAGACAACGCGCACGACAGAGAAATAGCTAAAGTGTTTGGCTTAGAAATGGGCGGCGAACAAGATCTAGCGGAAGCTATTGCTCCACTATTTGCAGATGCCCTTGTTACAGCTGGTCTTGTTCTTGTAACTAAGCCCACTGCTGGCACCAGTTTAGCTGGATTGGCTGCTTACACTGGGGCAAAATCAACAGCTACGGCTTCTGCTAGAGCTGTTATATCCGCAGCTTCTAGGGGTATGCTAAAGACAGTCGGTAAAGAAACTGCCGAGCAAGCAGCCGAAAGAATTTTAAAAGCAGGTGCCTTAAAAGGTGCCACCAAAGAAAGAACTCTCGCCGTTGTCAAAGCATACAACGGCAACATCGCTTCGAAGCTTGGAGTTGGAACCGCTGCATTTATTCCTGCCGCTACTAGGTCAGGTGCTAATACTTATGGTGCAGTATTTAAAACAGTATCCGATGACTTAACCAGTAAGCATAAAGGGGAAGACGGACAATGGGAAGAAGGGTGGAGCGAAGAAAGGGTAAAACAAGAATCGCACGATAAAGCATTTGGATCTGCCCTAACAGCAGGAACAATAACTGGTTTACTAACGTCCTCTTTCTCAGTTCTTGGGAGGGGTGGTTTGGAAGATGCCTTTCTTCAAGGGATGAGCTTCCGACAGATGAGGCAGATCACGTCTAATGTTCTTGGCCGTAACGTAGGCGACGAAACTTTCAAAGCGTTAATTAAGAACTCACTCAAGAAAGTGACGCGCAAACACGCATTGATGGAAGCCCCCAAGAAGTTTGCAAGGTCGGCATTGGACGAAGGATTTGAAGAAGGACTAGACGAGTTCTTCAACATCATAGTTCAGGATGTCTACACGAACCAAGACACGGGGATGCTAGATAGGATACAGCAAGTTTGGCATGGATTCCTCATAGGTGCTGCATTAGGTGGAGGAGGTAATGTTGTTAGCAAGGCCGCTAAAAATATTGCTCCCGATAAATTTTTAGACAGAGCCGCTGCTGCACGAGTGGAGCAAGAAGTATTTAAACAGTTCGAAGCTGACGTAGAGGCTCAAGGACTTGGCGATCAACTAAGGGAAGCAGGATCTCCTGCCACAGCACAAGAAGCGGAGAGACAAGTAAGGCAATACAAAAGATCAGAGCGTCCACAAATGGAGGCGCGTTTATCTTCTGCGCCAATTGACGAAGAAGAAGATGTAGTAGGCGAGGCAGATGTAGTTATTGAGGAAGAAACCCAAGAACTAACTCAAGAAGATTTAGATGAGATTAACTATCTTTTGCAGACAGAGGTAACTAGCGAGGCCATCGAAGCGGAGATATCAAACATGCAGGCGCAGAACCTTCAACAGGGTAACAACCCTGAAATAGAAGGAACTGCCGCTGAACAGGCGTTAGCTGATTCGGAAGGACAAGCTGTAGCTGGTAGTGTTGCAATTACTTCTGAGCACCCAGCTAAGAAAATAAACCCAGACTACAAACAAGACTACGAGGCCACGCTTCTATCCATAGATGCGAAGAGGAAGCTCCATCAAAAAATGGAAAAGCGTATCATGGCCTTAACAGGTAACCCTGCTGTTAGAGCTACTAGAGAACTCAAGCTTGCTGAAAATGAGAACCGTGCTTTCTCAAAGAAGAAAGCGGCTTTCATGCGGATGAAAGCAAAGGAAACTCTCGATGCAAACTTAGCAAAGCAAGCTGAGTCAGATGCCAAGGGAGTTGATACTCGTACTGAGCTAACATTAGAGCAACAATTTTCAAAGAGAGGGCAGTTCAAAAAAGGTGATAAGGTGACTTATTACGACCGTGAAGGTGCCCCGTATACTGCAATTTTTATTGAGTATAAAGAGGACAAGAAAAGAGGGCTTCGTGCTGCTAGAGTAAGAAAAGTAGGTGCTCCCGAAAATACGTCACAGAATATCAAAGAGGAGGAAAACGGTACCTTTAAATTAACTGAGGGACATAGTGACCAACCTTTGGTTGGTAGTGAAGTAGCAAAGTTTGAAGCACAACAGAGAAAAATTAAAGCACAACAGAGAGGAATAAAAGCCTCAGGAATAGACCCTTTGGTTAACGCAGGTTTTGCGCATCAACTTACTGTGGATCAGTTGGAACGTCTGGGTGTCGCTACTGACAAAATGGACAGGGCGTCATTGAACACCTTGACTAAGGAACTGAAGAAGAGAATTCAAGAAAAGTATCCTGTTCAGACAGACGCATTCACCAAGAAGGCTAGTTCAATGCCTAAGGTTTACGGAGGTCAGGGCAAAGTTTTCTTAGACGATAAAGGTAGGGGTATATTTAATAACGATCCTGTAGCCATGCTCACTTTCTTGGAGAGTGGCATCGCGATTCCTGTACCTTCCACCGCTATAGATAGTGGGACTATTAATCCTTCTTTCGAACTCTCGACTGGAACGGGCCAGCGTTATGTTACAGACATCAGGGTTCAGGAATCAGGAGGCACAGTATCAGCAAAGACAGCGTTCAACAAAGTTGGTGCGCTGGAAGAAGACTACTCTGTTATTGCTAATCTTGCGAGCCGACTTAACGAGCTGAAACAAAATGTTAACCTCAATCAACTTGAGGATCTCAAAGTTGTTAACCCGTTTAACACTAGAACAAAGAGCATTAAGCTGTCTACTATTTACGATAGAGTAAAAGACTTCAATACGTTCACCAATATCTTCGAGAACATTTATGCTACGGACAGCTTCTATAAAGGAATGTCTAAAGCATTTAAGGAAACGGCAAATATAGCTGCCAGCCTTGAGATGCAGATCTCTGTTCTTGAGTATGCCCAAAATATTTCTGCTAATGCAGAGGTAGACCCGACCCCATTCAACGCTTCTGCGGTCTTGAGAAGACAGGGTAAGTATGCAATGGGCCAGCAGATTGCTAGAAAGAAGAGAGCCACTAGAAGTTTTGTCAGTGTGCTAGATCCAAACAGCGATCTTTACCAAGACACCAATGTTGCTGCGGTGGCACAAGATACTTACGTAGCACCTAAGCCTAACCCATTACCACCCCTGCCAACGAGAAAAGTAAAAGACTATGGTGAGACATTGATTGAAGAGGGGGTGGAAGCTATGAAAGGCAGTACCGAATTGACTGCTAAAGTAGCTGCGATAGTCGACAAGGAATATCACAATGAGGCTGGCAGAGCTTTTGACTTAGAGCCAGACGAATTGTTTGACGAACTTATTCAGTTTGCTTCCAAAGGTGCATTTAGAAACAACCGCCCTCTTGTTGATTTACAGTCAGACTTAAAGCGTGGGTTGTATGGTGAACAAGGCCAGACAGTTCGCAAGGTTTTCAGGACGTTTAGCCTGATGAATCCTAACGTAGATGCGACCATTGAGAATGATGCTTTCTTCTTACAAGAATTTAAGACAGACCTACAGCAAATAGCTGGTGCTGACTACACCGTTACAGACGATCAAGTAGTTACTTTCTATACCGACATATCTAAATCTCAAGAGGCTAACCATCAACGGGCTATTGTTAATGGTAGGTCAATGGACATAAACGAAGCTATTAACCGTACACACTTGGAAGGACTAGGTATCACGGACAATAGCCCAGAAGGAGTTATTAACGCGCTCGAAAAGCTAACCACTTTCAAAAACAAGAAATCTCCTTTGAGTCCTTTAGGTGCCGCAGCTGAAGTGTTCTTAACGGACACGTCCTTTATCAGGAAGATTAAGTTTTCTTTTGAGGCAACTGCTGCGAACTACGCAGGTAAAACTTACACGGATAGAAATGGTGTAACAAATATCGTCATCAATCTTGCAAGAGACGCAGAGGGTGGCGTAGCTCAAACTCTAGTTCATGAATTATCACACGCGTTTACTAACCGTGTCATTGATCTTCCTGCCGAAGCTAGAACACCTGAGCAGAACAACGCAATCAACAGAGTTGAATCGTTGATAAAGTTGTTGAGGAAGAGGGCCACTAGAGAGAACGCACCCGACTCCGTTCTTTACGGTCTAACAAACATAGAAGAATTTTCGGCTGCTATAATGACATCTCAAGACTTCCAATCTTTCTTGAGTGGCATGAAAGTAGGGGACGGACAAAGAAGTTTTTTAACTCGCGCGATTGCTGCCATATCTAGGTTAATTGCAAGAGCTGGTAGGGCACAAGCTAAAGCTGATAAAGCAATGCAGGATGTCCTCACACTTGTAGGTAAGCGTAACTTCCCTGATCCTGAATCAAGAACAGGATTCACGAACCATGTTGCAGCAACTGTAAACCGCAGGCAGATCAGTCGATCAAGATTGGCGACTAGTATTGGAATGGCTGAAGACATTAATGTCAACGAAGCCCTCGATAATGCTGCTGTAGAATACTTCGCTTTCGTAGTCGATTATGTTCCCGATGAAATCAATGTAGTCATGGATAATACCACTGACGTTATTGCTGAGTGGGATGCCGAGACAGAGTCTATTGTCTTCAATGGAAGAAGGGCTGCGGCAAAAGTAAATCAAATGGTGGCAGAAGTAGATGGCGCACCAATCAGAAGAGATCATATTTTAGCTGCGATTCTTAACGAAGAGATTGCACACGTTGCTTCGTTCGCTCGCTTATCGCAAGAGGAGATACAAAACTTAATGGCAAGTCTGAATGACGTTGATGCACAGAGTATCATCGAACAGTATTACCCAGAGGGTGAGAGAGCAGAAGCTTTAGAAAGGTTTAGGAGTGAGGATGCTGCTGTCAGTGAAGCTGAAAGGTTTATTCTGGCAGAAGAACAACTTCGAATCCACGTACAAAAAGTATTACGAGGCACTGAGACTAACGAGCAGGTTAACTTCTTGTTAGAGAATCCAACCACACTTGATACCGTTAAGGAGTATTTCAAGACTTACCTTACCAAGGTAACATACGCTAGAAAACTTAAAGACGTGTCCCCTGAAATGAGGGATGCAGTTAACAGAGTAGTGGCTGAGGTGCGAGCTATGGAAGCAGGCTACAGGCTTACTCCTAATGGTATGCACTTTGATATCAGCAACCCTGAGGGAGGTCTTAACCAAATCCTCAGACAGTTGGAGATGCATCAGTCTATTACTCCACGAGATGACGAGGATACTACGAGACTACAATCAAGGGTTGGCTCTGACACAGACCTGAAGTTATCTGACTTTGATGTAGACTCTTTCCCAAGCGAGTTCGATTTATTCAAGACCAAGGGTGGCAAGATCAAAGGTGCTCCTCCCCAAGTTAAATCAGACAAGGGAGTAGAGAAGTTAATGGACAGGCTCAAGCAACTGACCATAGAAGGAGCTGTAGGTAGATTCTGGTATGAAGATGCTGCCGACAAGATCCTAGAGATTACTAATGGAGACCTAGTAGAAGCAGAAAAATTTACTGCCCTTCTCGCTATCTACTCACCACAGACAGGTGTTGAAGTTAATACTTACTTTGCTGTCCGTGCTTACGAGCAACACGCAAATGGAGTTTCTCGCGCAGGTCTTAAAGTTAAAACCAAAGTGCAGGATGATAAAGCGAGGGCAGTTCTGTATGATAAAGCACCTTGGAAGGGGCGTAAGACAGACAACTTCTACAAGAACTTAATGTTCCACTTGGTTTCGAAAGCATCTCCTGAGGAGTTAGCTTCGATGCAGATAGACACAGAGTTCCTTAACGATATTCAGCAGCCAGTAACTGTAGACATGTGGGTTTACAGAGCCATGGGATATGACACCATTGGTCTTACGGATGATAAAGGACAGGGTGCGTTTGGGTTTTCTGAGAAACTAATCAACAGACTTGCATATGCTCTCAACCAAAACAGAGCACCCGAAGCTGCTCCTTTCCAAGCACACCAGATACAGGCTATGCTTTGGACAGCAATTAAAGCTAGGTCAGAAGATAAAGATGTTAAAGAAAAGACTGAAGCTCAGAGTATAAGAGCAGGAGATCTTAAATTAATTTATCCTAAAGGTAAGAAGATCAGAAAGTTTACAAGCAAAGAGGGTGAGCGTAAACATCAACTCAGGTGGACAAAGAACGCACTCGCCGCAGAAGGAGTAGACTTTATCGAAGCATCTCGCTCGTTTGATTACTTCGTTAATTCAATGGGACTCACGGCAACGTGGGAAGTTATTGCGTCTGAGCAAACACCAATAGGTAAAAAACTTGCGGCTATGACTCCTGAGCAGAAGAGGTCATTCACTCAGCAGGCTATGCAACTTATTGTAGATCCTGTTACTGGTGAGGATACTCTTGCTAGAGATTTAGGCATAGCAATATCTACAGCTAGAATGTCTATGGGTGGTTACGCTGGTGGGGTTACTCCGAATGTATTGTCCACCCTTTACCCTAACAAACCAGCAGGTGATTACGATGATGACGCGATCCGCGCTTATGCCAGATCACTACAGTATATCTTCATGCAAGATGCTGTGCCGTGGGTGAGGTACGTTAAGAAGAACAAACAAGATGTTCACTACAGAGTTCTTAAAGGTGACAAGGCAGTTCAAAAAGGTGGCAAGTTTGCAACTCAAGAAGAAGCAATAAAGTTTTCCCAAGAAAAGAATGCTACCATTGACACACCTCAAGTTGTCAAAGTTGATGGGGGTTATCAGATCCTTAATTCAAAAGGCAAGCCTTACAAATTAAAGAGTAAGGAAACCAATAAGATGGAAGAGATTCCTGTCTTTAAACCAGACGAGGACACTTTAAGGAACGAGCATCAAGATGAAGACGGAATCTTCGAAGATGGTTGGGATGAAGCAAGGGTTGTCAGAGATGCAGATAGCAATGCTCAGTCAGCTGCCGAAGAGTTTGCCAACAAATCTATTTTAACTTATGTCGCAGGTAACGAACAGTCACACGGATTTATTCTTACTTTCGACGAAGACCTAACCGCAGAAAAAGAACAAGAGATACAAGACACCTTGGGTGATATACACCCAGACTTAGGGTTCACAAAAATAGACAGTAACCAAATTACTGTGATCAACTTTAAGATCGACTATAAAGATATGCTCCCTGAGTTGACAGACGATACGTTCACAACTAAGCTAGCAGAAAGATATGAAGAACAAGCAACCTTTGAAGAAATCACAACAGTCGGAGAATACGGATTCCACGACTGGGACGCCGATAAAGAAGGGGAGGGGATACTTTCCCTCAGCCCCCGACTCACACCCGATATTCAGCAGAAAGTTCGCGATAGGAGGGAGAGGTTTCTCCAGACCGCGTCGGACACAGAAGGAACAGTAACCCCAAGGTTACAATCGCGCTACGGTGCGAACTCCTATATACCCAAGGAGATAGACGCTGCGTCAGTAGACTTCAGCAACTGGGTAGAGATGCTGGACATCCCACTCATGGAGTTTGGGACGTACAAATCTCCGTCTAGTATATTCAAGAAGTTAGTCAAAGGTTACGCTGACCGTGACTTAATACGTCTGAAAGAAGAGCGTGATTCCTTTGTTAGGGAAGCCAAGAAACTCGCTGAAGATTTTAAACAAGAGCATGACAGGTTAATCAAAGACGCAGAGAAGAACGGAATAGAGATACCACCGGAACTTATTTCTCGTGCGTCTGGATCAAATCAAGGGACGCAGTTAACTGATGAACAAATAGATAATGTCGAAGCTCGATTCAATAAAGAGAGAGCCAAGGCCAACAGAGCAACCGACCCCAAGAGGCGAGCACTACTGCTGGAAATTGCTGAGAAAAACAAATTACAAAACGCCAAGAATCTGCGCCTAGAAAATAGAAAGGTGTTACTTGCCGATAGAGATCAGGCATTAAAAGATCTCGTAGCTATCTCACCGGAGGCACACAAGATGATCCTCAACTTACGTAAGTTGATCGATGATCTATCTGCCAAGGGCAACGAATTGTTTAGTGATTTCATCCAAGGTAAGGATGAGTTCAACGCTGTGTTCGACATGAACGGCGGCCTCTACATCACGAGGAGGTATCGTATGTTTGAGGACAATGATTACTTAGCTAGGGTTCGTGATGAAACAGATCCTACCTATGCTCAAGAAAGACAGGACGCCATCAACTACTTCGCCAAGCAATACATGGATTACCATGTGGCAAGGGAGATGGAGAAAGGACTCAGTAAAAAGGATGCACGATTCAATGTGCAGTTAGACTTAGAAGAGAAAGGATCTTCTGCCAGAACGAAAGGCAAGGACTTGATGACTGAGTTCCTTAATGCGTATGAGAAGAATGCAATTACCAAGGAGCTAGATATCTATCAATCAGCAGATGGTGGGCGCAGCATAATGATGAACGAGAAGAAGTTCAAAGGTAGCGTCCTCAATGCACTCGCCAAGAATCTTAACCAGAAGCAGAACATCCCATCACCTATTAGAAGATTGCTTGGGGAGTTTGGAGATGAGTCGGCGGCTGGCAACTTAGCTCACACTCTTGTCCATACCTCTACGGTCATGGCTAACCAAGCCTTCTTTAACAGAATTGTTGAGTATGGGACTAAGGGTAACAAGCCTTGGCTGGTTACAGCAGAGATGATTGAAGAAGATTTAGATCTTCCAGTGTCTCAGCAAAAATATACAGGCTGGCAAAAACTTAAAGGTGATGGAGGGCCAACAGATTGGAACCCACTCAAAGGCTATTACACCAGACCAGAAATCGTTAAGGAGTTTGATGACCTAATCAACATGTCCAAGGCAGAGGTTGTCAGCAAAGAGACAAGCAACCCAGCTTTGTATGTCGCCAGTAAATTACTTGGGTATCTCCATAGGGGAACTGGTTTATCTTTGGCGTCCAAGACTCTTGGTTCACCGGGATTCTATGTCCGTAACATGTTAGGTAATGCGATGTTCTTTGGCCCGATGCAGGGTTATGTAGGTGGAGTTGGTAAAGCCTTTGGAGAAGTAAGTGGTGTGAGCAAGGCATTACTGGGCGATGCAGAAGGTAGTAAATCCATGATAGTCAGGGCCGCAATGGGGTCTAGGGCAGCTATGGATGCAGAGCTTACGGTATTAGCTTCGATGAATGTATTCGGAGATGAACTAGAAGCTAACCTCCTAAGGGATTTGTTAACCGGAAAAATGACCATACCTGATGCAGAATCTCAACTTGCTAAAATAGCGAAGAAGGTAGAGGGCGTAGTAAAGGTAGGGAATAAAGCTTACGATAGCGCAGTGGGCATGGCTACTAGACTTGCTTCTGCGATGGATGCTTACTACAAGATCGGGTTGTATGAGTTTGAATTAGACACACTGTTAAGGGCGGCCAAAGCTGACCCAGCAGGTGGAGAGTTCGCGAGACTGCTAGACGCGGATGGCAATCCTTCAGTAGATATGAAGAGAGCGGCGGCTCTCAAAGTTAAGAAAGTATCTCAGTCTTATAGTCAAGCACCTCCAGTAATCAAAGCTCTTACCCGTCACCCAGTCGGATTGCTCGTCGCTCCGTATGTCAGGTTTGCGGCAGAGATCCCCAGAGTTACTGCGAATACTTTCTCTTTGATTAGGGAAGAAAAAAGACAGGGGAAAACAAACCCCGTCATGAGAGCACGATACAGGAAAAGGCTATCGGGCATGATCGGGACAATGTCCTTCACGTTCGCAGTTCCAGCATTCCTCAAACTCTTAGCTGGCATAGGTGAAGATGAGGATGAAGCTTTGAGATTGGGTATGCCTTTCTACTTGAGAGATCACACCTTCTACTATCTCAAAGAAAAGGACGGGGATGTATGGTCATTAGATCTTACGTATCTCAACCCCTTCTCAGTTATCGCTGACCCAGTAGCTAGATCTTTTGAAGCACTGTTCGATGAGGGCGAGATAAACCCACTTGATGCAGGAATAGAATTAGTCACTGGTTTATTTAGGCCATACTTCAACGAGCAGATATTATCTGGTGCTGTGTCAGATGTTATTTCAAATAAAAACCAGTACGGTGATAAGATCCTGTATGGAGATGATGTGCCTAAGAACGTGCTCAGGGGTTTCAAATACATTTGGGAGAAAGCATATGAACCTAGAGCGTTAGCAAAACTTCGGCAGGCTTATCGATCAATCGAAGGAGATAATCCTTCGAACGATATGTTCACTAGCCCATTAGGAGTTATCTTCAGTGAATTCCTTCCAGTCAAACCACACAAGCTAGATCTCAATAGCTCACTTAGAAATTATCTTAGAACTCACACAGAAGATTATCGGGAAATAAACTCCAAACAAAATGCTTTGCTGAGTACGAAGTCCAGTATGCTGGATAGTGATATATTCGATATCTACGATAACATCTACACCACTCGATTGAGTATGAACAATGAGTTCCGTCGGATCATGAGAGCTTACAACAATTTAGGAATAAGTTGGAATGAGATCTCAGCACAGGCGAAGTCGCGTGGAGTTAGCAAAGAAAGATTAACGTTGAACTACAACGGTTGGATGAACCGCCCTGTCTTATCTAAATTCATAGAAGACAGGTTAAAGACAACCCCTGTTGGGAGACAACGATCCCGTAAGTTCTTTAACTACGGAAACAAATACGATAGGTATATTCCATTAGAAGATTAATTATGAAAGGCGTAGCACACTACAAAAAAGACGGCACCCTTCACGAGGGTGGGACTCACAAAATGCCAAATGGAGAACTCCATACTGGCGACAAACATAACTCATCGAGTGTTAAACTTTTTCACTTCAATGAACTCAGCCCTTCTGCAAAGAAGGTTGCTAAAAAACAAAACAAGACAATGCCAAACAAACCAAAAGCAAAGAAAGCAGCTAAAAAGAAAACCGTTAAAAAGAAGAAGGCCAAGCCAATGTCCTTCAATCAAGCGGTCGAAAAAAGGATGGGTGGATACTAAAGTATCTGCTGCTTGATGGCGTTAGTCATCTCTTCCTTCAAAGCATCATAGTTTTCTTCAGAGCAAGCTCCCTCGTGAGGGGGCTTTTGCTGTTGTCTTTCTTGATGGAGCATTGCCTTCGCAAGTATGGCGTAATTGATAATGTCTTCGCATGCATCATCAACCGTTTCTCCTGATACAGACAGCTTGCCATCGTTGGTGAAAGTTTTTATGCGTTGAATTTTGTCCATAACACGCATCATGATTCCTACTACAGGATGCACGTCTAAGATTGTAGAACAACGGAAGTTAGCAAACACGTCATCAGCTTCTTTGCCTCCTGTGTAATCGTTATTCTTGTGTTCCATTATACTACGACACCTGTCTGTAGTCTCTTGGTGTAGATCAAGTAGTTGTTTTAGCGTCATCGATTCCCTTTAATATTTTTGTTAGATACACAGCAGACCTCAAGCAGAGTTTCTTTGTTGATTCAGATTCAGGATCAGAGATCAACTCAGCCCCAGCTATTTCTTCTCCCTCATAGTTTTTCCACAGTGCCCACACTCTTATAGTTGATGGGTCTACGTAGTCTTCAACCACCTCGCCTTGAATGAGCATGGGCAAATCAAGGTTTGGTTTCCGGTAAGTTGCTCTAATTATGTGCCGCATTAAATTCTCCTTGAGTTATTTTATGGACGGCTTCTTCAATCTTTTGAAACAAAACATTTTGCGTATTATAATTAGGGCCAAAATGTTCAGAGCCTTTGCAATCTTCAGAGGTTAATTGATGGCCGCATATCGCTATGATGCTTCTGATAAACAACGCTAAGTGTATCGGTTGGTGTCCACGAACGCACCGAATACTTGCTGATGGTGTGAAAGCAATGATGCTCCATCCGCTAGGATTCATTGGGTGATCATCTTTCTTTGCTTTGATGGCTACGGTTATTGGTTCATCTCCCATGATAGGGGATTCAATTTGAACAACAGTGGCCGTTGTGTTTTCTGGTTCTTTCATTTTAGTAGTGTGTTGTATTCAGTTCGCATGGGCGCGAGTGGTGAATAATATTCATGTTGTCTAGTTTCTTATTAATCGCTTCCATCACATACTCTTCAATCGAGCCGTGTGAAAGTAGCACCTTCTGTAGTGCGTCAGACTTAGCTCCATTCCTGTGTATCCGACCAATCACTTGAGCAAATTCCTTGGCGTTGAAGCTAGGTGAAATCAAAGATAGTCTGGGTCTGTTACCCAAAGTATCGTGAAGCGAGATACCAGTGCCTCCCGTGGCAGCATTGATGACAAGTAAGTTCGTCTCATCTCGCTGGAATGAGTCTATGTATTCAGTGCGCAGATCTGCTGGGGTAGACCCATCAATGTATTCGCAACCCAGCATGGAAGACAACTCCCGTAAACTTTCTGTGAAGTTGAGAAAGATAACCACATTGTATCCTTCTTCCACGGCGTCTTGTGCCATGGGTGCAATGTCTTTTATTTTGAGTATCTCACATTCCTGTCGTGCCCGAAGAATCTTAACGATGATTGGTTCGTCATCTTCTTCCTCTCTGCTTTTCATATCATCAGACAAAGTGCCGTCTTCGATATACTGCTTTATGTCGGCAGCATTCATGTTGAGTTTCTTGTAGGACTTAACGATCTTAGCGTTGTTGCTAAACTCAATCGGATCTACCAGCACTCGGTTATCTCTGAATGAATCAGGGAAGTCAGCCACTGTGAGACCGTGCGTGTTAACACCATACATTGTCTCCCTCATTTTGTGTAAAGCAAAGACAGGGTCTACCATTTCATACCCACCCCAGTGACCGCGCTTGCACTTTAGTCTGTGCATCCATTGGAAGTAGCTGGGCTTTCCACCACGGGACATGTCATTGCTGTGCAACCGCAGCATGTAACCCAACGGCCTCATCTCCATCGGAGATTCACACGGGGTTCCACTCATACCATGAATCCTGTAACCCTGCTTAACGAGGGCGATCAACAGGTTGGCGTTCTGTGTCCACGGCCCTTTGAGTTTGTGTATCTCATCTATCAGGATGAGAGTGTTGTTGCCAACCACCCAACGGAAGTTCTTCTTACCCACCTTGTTGACGTATGGGGTGGTTCCCCTACGCAGCTTCTCAACATTCAGTATAAAGGTTGGCTCGATCCCACACTCTTTTAATTCTGCTTCCCACGTAGGGAACACAGCCTTGGGGCATATCACTGCGACACTGTCAAAAGGCCCACGCTCCAATACTTCTTTAGCTACCCGTGCCCCAACTACAGTCTTACCTGTCCCCATCTGTGAGGAGTCCAAAGTATTCTGACCATTGAGTAGGTTGCCAACAAAGAAATCAAATGCCTCAGATTGTTTTGGGAATAATGATTTCATTTCTGTTAATTGCTTTATCGTGCCATTGCTTAGTGCGAGGACAGTAAGTAGCAAACTCTAAACAAACTTGTGTTTTATGCAGCCTCCTCCTCTGTTGGTGACGATAATCATTTAGCAGAATTCTCTGCATCGGATTCAATTTTATTTTTTTATTCATAAGATGTCGTTGTTTGCCCAACAATAATGTTGAACTCTTCTAGTAAATTATCTGCCTTCTCCGTCATGTCATAGCCAATCTCTTCTATGTCATCGATAGGATCGTCAAAGTATTCTTTGAGATCTGCTATGTAGTTTTCTAAAGACTCGATTAATGCTGTTGCTGTTGGGTTCTTCTCCATAATTATTTTCCAAGTTGTGACGCAGCCGCCCAAGTAGAGATGACAGACAAACACTCTTTGAATGTTTTGTTCCCATCTAAATATTCCCACTCACCATTGGCTTGTTCCCATATCCCCCACCTATAATCTTTACCTAGTGTCCCGTATGGGTGGGGCCTGTTGAAAGCTCCAACTCTAGTTGAGTCTTCCACCCTGTAGTTGTTATACTGCAAGTCGATAACTTCATACAGACCCCTGCTCAACTTACGAACCAACATGGTTAAAGATTCACGGTGCGCGATTCATCTATCTCCCTATCAATAGCGAGTAGATCTTCGACGGCTTTCAAGACTTCAACTTTAAGTTTGTAGTCAATGTCAGCGATAGCCAGCTTGGCTTTTATTTCTCCGGCAGTCCAAGCTGGATCAGTTGCCATGACTCTGGCGTGGGTAGTCCGGCGCACACCTTTAGGTGCTACTGTCAGGGTGTCGGGAGTGAACGCAGGTTCTGGTTCTTTAATCAAGCTCTCCATCTTCTGACGGATGACAGCTTTGTGACGCTTCTTGCGGAGTGTAAACTCAAGTGAAGGTTCAAGTGATGCGATGAATTCTTCACCATTTAATTCCACCACACGATGGACTGCTTTGTTTAATGGAGTAGCCATAGTTATTTATTTATTCAGGTTAAGCCGAAGTATATCCGACCAGATTTATTTGTCAATACTTTTGATTAGTAACCGTGAGGCAGATAGCTATAAGGATTCTCCCTCATGTCATCCAAATCGGAGAGATATGGCTGACCGTTCTTGCCCTTGTCATAAAAGCAACTCTCACAAAAGATGGCATCTTCCCATTCGTGAACAAAACGCTCGTCGTGTTCCCAACTGATGGCGTCAGGTGACAGAACATTCTCTGCCCCACAGCGGTGGCATTGTTCTACTTCCCAATCCAAGTAATCTTCCTCTTCCTCTTCCTCTTGTTTCCGTTGCAGTTCCAAGTAGAGATCAACAGGATTGTCGTATGGTTTACAGGATACATGGAAGAATCTACAGATTAAAACGATTGAGATGAACCACGCAATTAAAAGTAAAATAGTTATCATAGCTTTTGAAAATAGTTAGTCGGAGCCTGCCCCCTTAGCATCGTAACCCCCACAGCACAGATGCCTAACTCCATGACAGGGGACAGGCTCAATTGTTTACCCCTTATCTGGATCGTTAACATAGCAGGGGTCAATCCATTTAATCAAATGTTTTGATCGGCCCTTGCCTGCCCACACCCCACGGAAATGTCCCTGCCTCCAATGGGCACGAATCTTACCGCGCTCGCCGTAGCCTTTTGATTTCATCTCGGCTCCATACTTGCGGCCGATGTAGCACGGTGACCATTTGTTATCGTTCATCAGCTTGCCACGCCTCACCCTTGCAGGCTTCAACAATCTGCTGTTGGTCTCCACCTCCTGAGGTTTGGCGGCCATGAACAGTAAGAGCTTTAGTGTGAACTCAGTTAACTGGCGAGCCTCACGTAGACTTTCCTCAGCTTGGTTGCCTTGGAAATTTTTCCGCGCATTAAGTGGGTGACTACCATCCATGCGTTCCAGCTCGTGGGAATACAGGAAGTCGAGGCAATCCTTGGCAGAGATGTCTAGTAAAGGAAACCGGATGGGCATGTTCTCTCCGCTCTTTGTAATGCCCCCTATGTTGAGGACAGGAGCCAGCTCCACGCCGTCAGGGAACCTTCCCTTTTGTTGGAAGAACCCAGTCCAGCTATCCCTGATCTGCTTCCAACTACCTTCCCCATCTTTGGTGACCAGCTTATTTAGATTATTGAGATCCTCTTTACGGATGCCCCATCTTTGTAAGTCCAGTTCGCTGACGGCTCGAAACTCTTTCGAATAATTGGTGTGGCAAATTGTGAATGATCGGCACACTGCGATGGCAATCACGGGGTCATTATCCTTGGAGTCAGTGATGTCTATCCCCTTCGGCAGGGACACGGTGAACGCAGGCATGGTGAAAAGAGTTTCACTCATGTCCACGGAGTCATTGTAATGGCTGCGGTTAATCATCTCAGCACATGTTCCATCTAAGAAGTATGTCCTCCAGTCAAAGCTGTGCAGCTCACGGTCAATGGTGTTCCACGTATCATAAGCGATGTCCTGTGTGACATCTGAAACATCCGGTTCGGTAGCAAACATAGTCTCAAATAAACTTACGCCCAGCAGGGTGGGGTCGTAGTTTTTGCCGTCGAGGTTGTATGTTTTTGGGAAGAGTCTCTGATACAAATTTTCCCTGTCCAGCTTTTCAAATGCTGGGTGGTATCCATGCTGAATGAATCCGTAAATCATTTTGCGCATGAGCTTGGAGTTGTCACACCACTGCTGATCGGGTGTGAGGCCATACATTTCCGTTGTCGCTTCTTGTCTAGTCATAATTCTACGAGTTAGTGTTTGAATGTTCTTGTCTCATGGCCGTGAGTAGCCCCAGCGCGTCTTGTCTAGAGATGCTTACGCATTTGTATCTGTATCGCGTCACCATTATGGTTACCAAGTGTGCTGCCTCTTTATCTTTAGGGATTACCAGACCCAGGTTTTGGGTATCGTAATACGTGCCAAAGAGGCTCCGTGTAATGGATATGTTTTCTGTATTCATGATCTACTGGCGGTTGAATGACTCATTCATGCGCTCGATATCAGCCTTGATCTGGGCTGCCTGTTCGCGCTTGTGTTCGATGCGCTGGTCTCGCTTTCCTACTTGGTATGCGAGGTTGAGGAAGAATGCCGCGAAGAATGCGACGAGGATAATTGTAAGGAACGTTTTCATATCAGTTATTCAGTTGAGTTTCCCCACCCCCCGATGCAGGGGGCAGGGTAAAGGGTTAAGGTTACAGGGTGTTGACATCGATGCGCTCGCCGAATGAGTAGTAGTTACCGTATGCTTCGAGCCAGCGATCCTCGCCGTAGTTGAGCCACACGACTGGCTGCTCCGGCTCGTAGCGTTCGATGCGGCTCCAGTGATCGTAGCCGTCAGTGAGGACGATGATGGCCTCGACATGAGGGATGTTCTCCTCGACCCATGCTAGGGCCTTGGCGATGTTGGTGCCGCCGCCGCCGTCGAGTCTGGAGGGGAGACGCTCACCACCAGTTACCTCGATGTGATCGTGAACCTGATGGTCGAATCCTACGAGGTGGATCACCTCAGGATTGACTGAGTCAAAAGCTTCCTGAGTCCGGCTGATCATGTCACCTGCCTCGTGGTAGTTGGAGCCGGAGAGATCAACGAGAAAAGCAATCTCGCCTGCCTCAGTGTTGCCCCTGCCGTGGCAGACAACGCCGCCGCCTTCGAACATTTGATTGTTGAATGGCTTCTTCCAGCCGCCGTCATAATTCTGACGGAGCAGGTCGGTGAGGGTATCGGAAAAGTCAACCACCCCGTCACGATTGCGGCGAGCATTTTCGAATTCGATTGACGTGCCGCCGATGCCCTTCTCTTGGTTGGCCTTGGACTCGATCTCGATCTGCTCATTCTCGATCTCGATCTGCTGGTCAACTTCCTCCTGAGTCTCACCCTCAGCCAGCTCAGGCTCGGCAAGATCGTCGGAGCCTGTGCCTACGAAATCCCCACCAAGAATGTCCTCATCAGTAAGTGGATTCTCAGAATCTCCATTACCTGACGGTGCCCCTTCGCCGTCCTCATCGCCTGCCTCATCACCGGACTCGCCGGACTGATCGCCTGCCTCATCGCCTGCCTCATCGCCTGCCTCATCACCGGACTGATCGACTGCATCATCACCGGACTCGTCACCCTCCTCAGGCTGTGGCTCAGGCTGCTCAGGCTGCTCAGGCTCAGGCTTGTTGAGGTTCTGGTAGACCTGCTCTGCTGAGAGGCTCTCACCCTTGGAGTCGTAAGCGATTGAGATATCGTGGAGAATGCCGTCAATCAATGGGAAAGGAACGAATCCCTCCTCAGCATAGACTCGATCATTGATGCGAACAATGATGGCATTGATCACGTAGTCAGCTGCGACATTGGCAAGGCCATGTTTTTTAAGCTTGCCCAGTCTCAGTGCATGATTCAGGAGAGCGTGTAAGGCTTCATGAATCAGGAGGAATGCAAGGTATCCAACTGGGTTGGAGGTGCGCTCGATCTTGGCGTAGCCTTCAGGATTAAGATACAGGTTGCGGCCATCAGTGGCACCGTAGCTGCCGATTCCCTGAGTCCTCCACGACCATGTCAGGAGGATCAATTTCTGGAAGGCGAGGGGGAAGTAAGATCTGATAAGGCGAAGGGCCTTGGCGAGGGTGTCATCCCCGTTCAGGTTGTAGTCAATCGTAGTATTCATTTTATTGAGTCCTAAGTTAATGGATTAATTCTTCAGTGTCAACAGGGTATTTACAGACCTATGGACTTGGCAAGATTGACAGCATCGGCGGCCACTTCTTTGATTTCCTTGGCCTTGGCTACGCGCTCACGGTGAGCGACCTTTTGATCGTCAGCCCAGAGGCCGTCAGTGGATCTGAGGACTGCCCCAAAAGCCTCGGCGATCTTGCTTATGGCCTTGTCACCTAGCCAGTTATCGCGCTCCAGATCACGGGCCTCGTCGAGTAGGGTATCGAATCCCTCAGGACGAAGGCGATTGCCCTTCTTCAAACTGGCCTCAACTTTGGAAACCTGAGACACTACCGAGTCGAAGAATGCATCGACGCTGGCGCGATGACTTTCTATGAGCTGTTCGCGCTCGATCTTCTGATCAGCTCTGACCTGTGAAGCCAGCTCCTCAGGCAGCGCGGCGAGGGCCGTGTCAGTGAAATTGATTGAGCCATTGCGAATGGTCACACCGAATGAGGCGCGGCTGATATACTCATCCCTTTCAGGGTATGCAAAGGTCAGTGCAGCCTTGCCAAGAAGGGCCTTACCCTGCTGCACTAGACTGTCCCAGTCGCGGCTGATACGGGCCTTGGCGGCCTCCAGCTTACGCTCTGTCGCGTCAGCAATTTCCCTGATGGCATCGGCATCATCAGAGTCTGCGTAGTACCAGCCGATATTGTCGCTGCCCATTGGCTTGAGCTTGGACTTGGTGCGCTTGCCGTTGCCGTCGAATGCAGCCGCAATGAGGGCCTTCTTGCCAGCGGTGACGATGTTTCGAGCTTCCGCTATCGCATTGTCCTCAGAGGGTAGGAAATGCAATCCGGCGTCGATGGCCTTAGGATCTGCCCCATTGAGACGGGCGAGGGTATTTATTCCGGCCTCATACTTGGCTTTTGTTGGAAGGTAAGTGGCGCGGATTCTGACCTTCGCGATGCTGTTAATTGTAGCTTGTTCGATGTTCATTGTATTGTTCTTTCTAGTTTATAGTTAGTTGATTGTTAGTAAGTTATGCTTTGAGAGCGTCGATTTTGTCACTGAATTTGAGGAGGATTCCTGAGGCAGATGCAAGAGGCACGGCCCACTGCCTGATCTCATTATCGGCATTGACTAAGGCGTCGACGAACCAGTCCAGATCACCAGCCTGAATGGCTGCGCCTGTATCAGGGTAATCGACAACGATAGTCCTGATGGCCGCGAAGATCACGGCATACTGGGCGCGGTGATCTGACGGCAAATCACCACCATTTTTGAGGGCCTCCAGCTCAGGCTTCACCTTGTGAATTAGCTGGATGTAGGCGGCACAGGCATTCGCTGCGTCCTCACCTACCAGCGGCCAGAGAATGTCATTCACGGCCACGTCATACGGGGTATCGATGGTGACCAGTTTGGCAGCGGCTGACCACTGACGGGGGCAAGGAATGCTGCGACCATCCCAGCGGCCTTCGATCACGGGTGAGAACCACTCTTCACCGTAGCTGGCTAGCCATGCTGTGACGGGTGAGGAATCCAGCCCTTTGGGGGCAGCGTAGCCTGTAAACCATGCACCCACATCAGCAATCAAACTCCGGCTATAGCAACGGGTAGTCAGGGGTGCTGGCAATACCTTGGAGGATGTGGAGCCGTGCTCTTTTCCATTGGCCGTGAAATACAGATTCACGTTCGGCCCCAGCTTGTGGGTGCCGAGGTAAAGCTCACCCGTATCATTGGCATCGAGGAGACCTAGGAGGACGGACACGGCGTCAGTTGAGAGCTTGTCTACCTCATCGACGCAGAGGGTGATGTGGGCGTCACCTACTACGGACTCAAGAGGCCAGTGCTCAGGCTTGGTAAACCACCCGTCACGGGTCTCATGATCAGGCACCAAGAAACCGGAAATCGAGTCAGGACTTTGGCCTGTGCAGTTGACAACGGCGTAGCCGCTCTCACCATTGCGCCACTCATTGTGGCTGATCTTGCCGTCACCAGTGCGGCCTGTGAGGGCCTCATGAATCACGGCACCGGCTGCGGTTTTACCGACTCCAACCTGACCATAAAGGAGGAGGAATCTTTCAGATTCAAAGGCGAATCTAGCAGCTGCACCAAGGCGGCTGTAACGGACTGGGGAATGTAATGATTTAGTCATAGTATTCAGTTTATTGATATTGGAGATAGTGGGTTACTTGTTGGATTTGTTGCCCCATGGGAGGCCGAAATTCTTGGCGCAAACTGGGCCGTAGCCAGCCGCCGTAGACTCAGGGGTGGAAAGCTCTTTGGAGCAAAAGCAGCAGGCACCAGTGCGGTGACCATGGGCCGCAGCGACTCCGGCTGGATCAGCTGCAAAATCAATGACCAACTGAATGACATCATCAGTGGCCTGACGAGATGGGGTAAACTTCCCATCTTTGAGGGTGCCAAAGAATCCCTCTCCAAATACCGGAGAGGCCACAGTAAATGACCCGTGAAACTTGGATCTGGCCGAAGCCTTGGCTACCTTGATTGTAGTCTTACCATCAGGTGAACTGATGATAAACTTGGGGAATTTGAGATTAGCCTCTGAGGCTGCCAGCAAATCAGCAATCCCAGAGGTATCGATTTCTACCTGATTTTTAGGCGCAGGCTTGGCCTCAGGGGTAGCCAATCGATGGAGCCAAAAGCTCTGGGCTGGGCTGAAATTCCAGCCTCTGCTGGATGCCTTCACCCACTTGTCACAAATAGACTGAGCAAAGGATGACCCGTTGGTATTCTGAGATAGATGCAGCCATGCCGCATCGTTGGAGTTGAAGTTGGAAGTGAATCCGGCATGCACCTTGCCATTGGCAGAGGTGATGGATTCAAAAACAAAGTTGGAAGGCTCGATAGCAGTATTCATAATTTCAGTTGTTCAAGTATTCAGTGGCGGTTGCCGGACACAGCATAAATGCAGCTGGAATATGCGTCAACTACTTTTATTCAAATTCTTTTCTACTCAGATAATACTTCAAATCTCAGTCCACCAGATAACGGGCAGATCACCACCAGATCACCACCAGATCACCACCAGATCACGGGCCAATTCTACCGGATAAATGGGCCATGAATCAGGGTGCAATAATCACGCAAATCTGCCACAAAGCATTGAAAACCAATCACTTACAACTCAGAAACTCTAACAACTACCAGAAAATGCAACTTGTTGTTTATCAATGAGTTACGCTTAATGCAAGTAAGTTGCAAAAGCTGTTGAATGGAAAATCAGTATACAGACCGCCCCCAGAACAAAGACGCCTCAGAATCGATCCTCAGGCCATTACGGGCATATCCTCAAATCAGGAAATCGTGCATTTCTCAGGAATCGTGCATAGTTTGCCGGAGTCTGGAAACATGGGGAAAGCTGCCGGATTCATGAGCCAAACCTAGTCGACAGTGACACGGGCCGGAGACCCCGAAAAATGCGAGCCGAATCATGCACCTTGTATCTAGGATATTGTGAT